CGTTTCCGTCAGCCACGGCCTGTCGCTGCTGGGGATACCCGTCTCGACCGCACCATTCTTCGGCGGCGCCATCGGCCTGCTGGGAGTCGAAGGTACCCGCGCCGCAGCAAGGAAGTTTTTCACCCGCAAGGTAGAACAGCTATGAGCGACCTATTTCACCAAGGAGGCAGCATGAAAAGTACGCACGAAACGCTTGTGCAACGAGTCGAGCAACTTGAGAAATTCCGAGCAGAAGTTCTGACAATTTGCGAGAGCGGCAAACACCGAATCAAGCACACACAGTTACAGATGTGCAGCTTTCTCGATCGCCTCAAGAGCCAAGCGCTTGAAGCAGAACTTTCCAAATGCCCAGACAACTCGGAAGTGCTGCAGATCGAGGCCGACGCCCGCCGCATCTACGAAAATTGGGCAGACAAACCGGGCTTCGTGCCTTGGGAGGCCGGAGGAAATTCGACCATGCAGGAAGTCGCGAGAGCCGAAGCTCGGCGGCTTTATTCTGAGGCATCCAGCAATAATCTACCCACCTGCTGAGGGCCAACGCATGACCACCACCTTACGTCATGGGGATCGCTCGCAAGCGGTGCGTACCCTGCAAAAAAACCTCAACCAACACGGCGCCAAGCTGGAAATCGACGGTGATTACGGCGATGCCACCGAAGCCGCCGTGCGCGCTTATCAACTCAAAGTCGGTTTGGTCGTCGACGGCGTCGCCGGCAACAAAACGCAGGCCGCACTCGCCGGTAGTGACTGCCAGCAGTTGCTAAGAAACGCCGATTTGGTTAGTGCTGCCGAACGTCTCGGCGTGCCGCTGGCCAGCGTCTACGCCGTCAATGAAGTCGAGTCGAAGGGCAATGGCTTCCTCGACAATGGCAAACCGGTGATTTTGTTTGAACGACACATCATGTACCGCCAACTGTCGAAGGTTCGGCATGATGGCGACGATCCCACGGCGCTCAAACTACACGCTGACCAGTTGGCGGCGACCAACCCTGCAATCGTCAATCCGAAATCGGGTGGCTATGCCGGCGGCAGCGCCGAACACCAGCGCCTGGCAACCGCTCGCTTGATCGATGACACCGCCGCACTGGAGTCTGCCTCTTGGGGTGCGTTCCAGATCATGGGCTTTCATTGGCAGCGCCTGGGCTATAGCAGCGTGCAGGCTTTTGCCGCTGCCATGAGCGCTGGCGAGTCGCAGCAGTTCGATGCGTTCGTCCGGTTCATCGGGACCGACCCGGTGCTGCACAAGGCATTGAAGGGCCGCAAGTGGGCCGAGTTTGCCAAGCTGTACAACGGATCGGATTACCAGCGAAACCTGTACGACATCAAACTCCAGCGTGCCTACGAGCGGCACGACGACTGCGGATGCGGTCAGGCGGTGGCCGCATGATCGACTTCGACGCGGTTCAGCGGCTGAACGTGCAAGACGGTGATCTGCTGGTGGTACCAGAGGACAGTGATCAGCAAGACATGGTGCAGCTGCGCGATGCGCTTCGAATGCAGAATCCTCAACGCAAAGTCATCATCATTCGTGGCCCGATCCAGCACATGGATATCGGCGACATGAATCAGCTCGGCTGGTACCGGGCGTGAGCGTCCTGCGGCAGGCCTTGCTCGGTGTGGCATTGCTTGCAGCGCTGGGGCTGCTGATCTGGAGCCAGGAGCTGCGCATCAGCGGGGCGAACAAGGACACCCGACTGGCCGAGCAAGACGCCAGCCGCGCCCAAGAACAAGCCGAACGCAACCTCTCCAATGCCAACGCGTTGCGCGACACCCTGCAACAGGAACGCAACGCCCAGGCCACCCTGCGCGCGCAACAGGATCAATTGCGCCAAGGCCTGGCAAAGCGCGAACTCACCATCGAGGCTCTGAAACGTGAAAACGTCGACCTACGCAATTGGGCTGTCCAGCCTTTGCCTAATGCTGCTCGCCGGCTGCGCGAGCGCCCCGCCCTCACCGGCGCCGACGCTTATCGTCAGTGGCTGTCCGGCCGTGGTGCCGTGCACGCTGCCGGCGACCAGCCCACGCAGTAACGGCGATCAGCTGACCGATCAGGATCGCGTCGAGGCCGCGTGGGCAGACTGTGCGAGCCAGGTCGACATGGTTTACCAACACCAGCAGGCCCGACCATGAACAAGCCCGACAGCCTGAAAGCGCACCTGCTCGCCACCGTGGCCGAACTCAAGCACAACCCCGACCGACTTTTGATCTTCATCGACAATGGCAAGATCCGCTGCACCGCCGCGCAGACGCTGTCGTTCGAGTACAGCTTCGACCTGCAGGTCATCCTTACCGACTTCGCCGGCCACCCCGACAGCGTTATGTTGCCTTTGCTGGGCTGGCTGAGTGTTCACCAGTCCGAGCTGCTGGAGAATCTGAGCAAGGCCGCTGAAGGCATCCAGTTTGAGGCTGACATTCTCGACAACAGCAAAG